TGGTGATCTTGAGCATAAGATTATTCCAACCCGTGCTGCTATCGACAAGCTTCGTGACATTCTTGCCAGTAATGTTGGCGGTGGAACAATGGACATGGTTTGGGGTCCAGAGCTAAAGTTTACTGAAAGTCAATCACAGGTATATAAATTCCTAGGAAAGGAAAAGTATGACCCAGTGTTGACAAGTATTTATGCTGGTCTTGGTATTCCACCAACTCTAACTGGTGTATCTACTGGTGGCGGCGGCTACTCCAACAATTATATCTCGCTAAAGACTCTTATAGAGAGACTAGAGTATGGCCGAGAGATTGTATTGTCCTTCTGGAGAAGAGAGTTGGAAATAGTAAGGAAGGCTATGGGCTTTAGGCTTCCTGCACAAATCCACTTTGACTCAGTTATTCTTTCAGACGAAACGACTGAGCGTAAACTGCTTATTGATCTTGCTGATCGTGACATTATCTCAAATGAGACTCTACTAGAAAGATTTGGCGAGCTACCAACAATCGAAAAGGTTAGAGTTAGCCGCGAAGAAAGAAATCGTCAGGCAGATAGAGCACCGGACAAGGCTAGCCCTTACCATAATCCAAACCATAAAAACGATTTGGAGAAGATGGACAAACAGGCTGATATTAATATGAAGCTAAAGAAACAGGAACAAAAGAACAGGCCAAGACAGCCAACCGTTCAGCCTGATCAGATAGATGTAAAAGAAGCTGGCAGGCCAGATGGTGCTACTGATCAAGATCCTAGAAAGAGACGGCGTGTAAATCCACGTACTTCAGCATCTGAGATTCTTTGGGCTATGGAAGCCCAGGATAAGATTTCCGAAATCATCAATCCTATTATGCTTGAGCATTTTTCAAAGGCTGATGTTAGGAGCTTAACGAAGGAACAATCTTCTGGTATCGACTCACTGAAAACATCAATTTTTGCCAATCTTAATATTCTACAGGAAGTTAATGCTGACTGTATTAAGGATATCATGTCGGAAAAAATAGGAACGCCAGTTGATTTTATAAAAGAACTTGAGTCTGGTGTCGCTGAGTTCGTTTCCAGTAATTCAAGGAACCCTAGTACTAATGAAATGAAAGTAATAAAGGCTTCAGCATTCATTCATACGCAAAAAACTGAATAAAAAACCCATAACTATTTTTTTTGTGTAGAATGAAATACAGGAGAATTTTAATGAAAATTTACGAAACAGAAATACTCGATGGTCTTGAGGAAGCATTAGCCTCAAGCAATACTATTGCGTATTGTGCCCAGGCTGAATCTTATTCACCATCTAAAACAGAAGAGAATATACAGCTTGCCAAGGCCATCGAGGCTGGTAACCAAGACCAAATGGATTTGTTTTATTTGCGTTCAATACTAGTTTCTACTGGATGGAACAGGAACGATGATGTTTTTGATCCACAGGAGCTATGGAACGCTAGAACAACACCAGAAGATAAGCCTTTTAATTACATGCATGACGAGAAGGACATTATTGGTCATATTACTGGTAATACTCTTGTCGATTTTGAAGGCAATGAAATAAATGAAAACACAGCAGAAATTCCAAGTGACTTTAATATCCTAACTACATCTGTTATTTATACTGCTTGGTCAGATACAGAACAGAAGGAGAGAATGGAGAAGATTGTCGCTGAGATAGAGCAGGGCAAATGGTATGTTTCAATGGAGTGTTTGTTTCCAGAATTTGATTATGCCTTAATTGGTCCAGAGGGCGAGTCAAGAGTAATCAAAAGAGCAGAATCCTCGTCATTTCTAACAAAACATTTGCGAGCATATGGTGGTACAGGACAATACCAGAACTATAAGGTTGGTAGGTTACTTAGAAACTTAGCGTTCTCTGGTAAAGGGCTAGTTTCAAAACCAGCCAATCCTCGTAGCATCATTTTGGACGGAACTGAACCTTTTAGTGAATCTCAGGCTAGTGCCTTAGATGTTTCTTTAATCAAGGAGAACGATATGTCAGATGTACTAAATCAGCAGATTGCTGATCTACAGAAAGACCTAGCAGAAGCTAAGGCAGCTAATGACTCTCTACAGAGCGAACTAGACTCAGCTAAGAGTGCTGAACTAGAAGCATCAGTAGCAGAGCTTACCGAAAAGCTAGCCGCCGCCGAAGCACAGGTCGCAGAACTAACCGAAGCCATGAAGAATGGCGAAGAGAAGACGAAGAAAATGGAAGAGGAAGTCGAAGCTGGTAAAAAATACATGGCTGAGATGGAAAAAGAAGTCGAAGCCGGTAAGAAATACATGGCTGAGATGGAAGAAGATTACAAGGCTATGAAAAAGAAGGAAGAAATGATGAAGCGTATGGCTAGCCTTCTTGAAATCGGCCTAACAGAAGAAACAGCCGCTTCAACTGTAGAAGATTTTGCTGATGTTGATGACGCAACTTTTGATCGTGTTGTTGCAACACTTCAGAAGGCTGTGCCAGCAGCAGTAGCGGAGGAAGCTCCAGTAGTAGAGGCCAAGGTAGAGGAAGTAGTAGCAGCACAGGAAGAAGTTACACTCGATGAAGAAGTTGATTCTTCTGAGGCTTCTGAGGCTGACCTAGATGCAGTTGAGGAACCAGAGGCTGCGATTGCTGAAGTAGTAGTAGAAGATGAGGTTGAATCACTTCGTGCTGTTGCATCAGAGTGGCTTGGTTCCGTTCTTAAGTCAAGTAAGTAAGAATTAACTTTTAAAAGGAGATTAAATAATGGCTCTAAAATCAGATCGTAGTACACTACAGACAGACATTTCATTCTTCATGAATGAAGCTGCTACAAGAGGTGGTGTTGTTTCCCTTAGCACTGGTGGTTCTGGTGCTGCTATGGACCAGGGTGCTGCCCTTGTCACATATTCAGCACTTCCTTCAGGTGCAGTACCAGTTGGTCTACTTGTAAATGATATGGTCAATATCGACCTTACCCGTCAGCATCTCAACCAGCATAAGGATGAGGTTCAGAAGGGCGGCAAGGTAACTCTACTAACTAAGGGTTGGGTAATAACAGACGCTATCGAAGGCACTGCTCCTTCAGCCGGTAGCCCAGCTTACCTAGCTCATAGTGGCAACCTTGCTATTTCCGATGTTTCCAGCGATGACACTGATGATGATGGTTCAACCCGTCTAGTTGGTCGTTTCCTTTCATCAAAGGATCAGGATGGCTATGCTAAGGTATTTATTGACCTTCCTAACACAAACCTATAATAGATAAAACGAAAAGGAGATAATTAAAATGATGAATAGACCAACACCAGAGTTCCTTGATCTACTACGTCGATCAGGTAGCTCAGACAAGACAGTCGCTATTGCTGCACAGCGTGAAGTCGCTAAAGCTCTAGAGACTCCACTCCGTAAGGGGGTTCTCTTTGGTGATATTGTATCAGGTGTCTACGAGGCAATGCCTCTAGAGCCGGGTGCTAGCCCAGAGTTCCCACTTGATCTTCTCGCTCCAGGTACTGAGATGGAACATGTTGCCTATACCAATCCTGGTAATGGCCGCATTCCAGAGCGTCACGTTGAAGGTGATTATGTCATGATTAACACTTATGGCATCACATCCTCAATTGACTTCCTCCTCAAGTATGCCCGTGAGGCCAACTGGAACGTAGTAGCCCGTGCTATGCAGGTTCTTGAGTCATCCTTCACCAAGAAGATGAATGACGACGGATGGCATACACTTCTCGCTGCTTCAGTTGACCGCAACATCCTCGTCTTTGACGCTGATGCTGCTGCCGGTCAGTTTACCAAGCGTCTTGTGAGCCTTATGAAGACCGTAATGCGTCGTAATGGTGGTGGTAACAGTGTTACTGCTCCAGGTCGTCTTACCGATCTTTATCTCTCACCAGAGGCTATCGAAGATATCCGTAACTGGGGTGTTGATCAGCTAGACGAAGTTTCACGCCGTGAAGTTTACGTTGCTGCTGACAATGGTCCAGCTATCACCCGCGTATTTGGTGTTAACCTAGTTGACATCTTTGAGCTTGGTGATGGTCAGGAGTATCAGAACTACTTCGTCAACGATCTTGGTGGTTCCCTCCAGGGTAGCGACGTTGAGCTTGTAGTAGGTCTTGATCGTTCAAGCAACGATAGCTTTGTAATGCCAGTTAAGTCAACCGTTGAGGTATGGGAAGACGAGACTCTTCATCGTCACCAGCGTCAGGGTTACTATGGCTGGGCAGAGCTTGGCTTTGCTGTTCTAGATAACCGTAGAGTCCTCGCTGGCTCCTTCTAATCTAGAATTAGATAGAAAAGAGGAAAGCCGCTTCAGCAATGAGGCGGCTTTTTTCGTATATTGTGTAAAGTATAGTGAAGCATATGGAGACAATACATGATATTTGGTTCATCGTCATTTTCAGAAACGCCATTTTCAGCTAGTCCTACGCAAGCTACTGAAACAATACCAACATCTGATAGTGTTGTTGTTTTTCCATTGAATAATAAAACATTAACATTTGTCATGGCTATAAATACCCAGCTTGATTTTAGCGGTGTCATGAATACTGTGATTGACGTTTCTGGAAAAATTAATAAAGAAGCCCAATTCAACATGGTAAGATGAGGTATATCTAATGGCATTTAAAGTTGCGGATAGAATTAAGGAAGAGTCAGCTACTACTGGGGTAGGCAGTATTTCTCTTTCTGGTGTTTCAGTAGCTGGCTTTCAGCCATTCTCATCTGGTTTAAGTGATGGTGATTATACCTTTTACGTCTTAGAAGAAAACGTTGCCTGGGAAGTTGGGTACGGTAGGTTTACTAGTAATACTCTTGAGCGTACAACTATTTTCGATAGCACTAATAATGGTAGTGCTATAAGCCTTGGTGGAAGTGGAACAGTTAGTGTTACTTATCCTGCTGATAGATCTGTATACTTGGACGAAAGTCTTAATGCTGTTTCTGGTTCTGGTGTGACTTTTGAAAATTCTTCTAAAATACTAAATACAGATGATACATATCTATACTGGAACAATGATAGATTGGCCGATAACGATGATGTTGTTTACATTTCTGGTATTGCTGCATATGCGTCTGGCGAAGCTGTGGCAAGTGACACATCATATGTTTCTGGAATTGCCACATATGCTTCTGGTGAAACAATAACAAATGCCTCAAACATACAAAGTAATACCGATAGCATATCAGTACTAAATGATGATACAGTTTATCTTTCTGGCTTAACTGAAAATAATAATGTTCTAGCGACATACGCTTACGAGAGAGGGCAACTTAACAAGACTAATGTTGAGTATGTTTCTGGAATTGCTGTTTATGCTTCCGGTAGTGTTCTCAAGAGCGTAGCTTCCGTAAACTCTAATGGAAACATAACATCTGATGTTACGTTAGTAACCACAGCAGCAGCAACAATTACAATGACTTTACCGGCCCCAGTGACGGGTCAGGTTTTTACAGTTAAAAAAGTAGATAATGGTGCTGGTTCTGCTGTAGTAGATCAAAATGGATCAGAGACAATAGATGGAGCTACCTCAAAGACTTTATCTAGTCAATATGAGTCAGTAACTGTGGTTTCAGATGGTACAAACTGGTTTGTAATCTAATAAAGGAATAAATTAATGGCACAGACTATAACGCTACAGTCACTTGATACAGTAATAACATCTGGAAATCTATTAGGACAATTCCAGTTTGCTGCACCATATGAGGCCGATGGCGGTGCTGCTATAGAAATAGCTGCCCGTGTTTATGTGCAAGCTGAAGGAACATATTCAGCAGTAAAGAATCCTACTTCCATGATATTTGCTACTGCTGGTGACGACATCAGTCAAGCAGTAGCTAGAATTAAGCTCGATCAGTTTGGTAATTTTATACCAAGTGGCAATAATGTATACTCAATTGGAACTAATGAACATAGATTTCTGGGCGTACATGCCAATAGTGGAACTTTTAGTCAGGATCTAGGCATTGGCACTAATGATCCACAAACAAGACTAGATGTTAGCGGTGTTATTACTGCTACTAGTGGTAACTCGATTTTATGGAACGAGGCTTATGATATAGCTGTTTATGCTTCTGGTAATGGTGGCGGCGGTGGCGGTATATCTAATGTATATAAATTCGATGGGGATGGCAGTATTGTTCCTGCCTCTGGTAATAACACCTCTAGTGCAAACTATGCTGCTATTGGTGGGGGTATTAATAATGTTGCTGATGGGAATTGCTCGGCGGTAGCTGGTGGAACGAATAATTGTGCTACCAATCTCGCTGCCATTGTTGGTGGAGGAGCTGAGAACAAAGCCACTAGCGGATATACAGCTATTGTTGGTGGATACCAGAACACTGCATCTGGACCTTTTTCATCTGCGGTGGGCGGTCGAAATAATTGTGCTACTGGAAGTTATGCGTTTACTGGTGGTGGATATTTAAACTGTTCAAGCGGGACTTGTTCAACAGCGTCTGGTGGGTATGGTAACAAGACAGCGGGGTCTTGGACAACAGTTGCTGGCGGGCACACTAATCATGCTAGCGGTAATTTCGGTATTGTTGGCGGCGGATGTGCTAATGTTATTACTGGCTGCTTATCCAGTATTATTGGTGGCCGATCTAACTATGATGGTGGATACTGTAACGCACATATAATTGGTAGCAATCTTACCGGCACACAACCTGATACCACATTTGTGGAAAACCTACATGCTACTGGTGTAGTTAGAGCTTCTACTATTATTAAAGATGCTGGGACAAGCTCTCAGTTCCTAAAAGCCGATGGTTCAGTAGATAGTACCGATTATGGTCAGGGTATTACCTATGTGTCTGGGGTAGCAGTTTATGCTTCTGGTCAGTCGGAGATAAATCAAGATGGCATTACTTATGTATCTGGCCTTGTTTTGTCTGCTTCTGGGGTAGATGGCACTGGTTCTGCT